ACATCAACACCGTCAATGCTATAACCGTCTGCTCCGCTAATTGTTGAAAATGCATCTTTTGTAAACGTGTCAACTAAGTTTACATTTTCAGTTTTTGCTTCAGTACCAAACTCAAACAATTTTAATCCTGCAATAAATTCAATAACAGGTCGTTTTGCTCTTGCACTTTGATCAATATCAAATACTTCGCCGTTTAATTCAGCAGTTTTTTCAAGTACTGATTTATGGAACCATCTGTTATTTCTCGACCAAGCATTCTTATCTGAAGAAGCTCTATTAATTACAATATAATCTTTAGTTGCCGCATAAGAACTTGCAGTACTGTACGGTAACTTGTCAAAGTCATTTGCATCAAACAACACTTCTACGTCTGCTGAGTACGCTTGTGAAATTACAAGATCACTATCTTTTATTAATACAATCTTATCACCAACACCTTCAACATACCATGTATTAGTTGCATACTTTTCCGGAGTAACAGTTCCTTCAAACTTTAATTTCATTCCGTTCATTAACGAAAATCCATTTGCTGTAGTGTATGTTTTTTTGCCCAGTATGTCGCTAACAACATCTATCGATGTGTTAGACTCAATGTCTGCAATTCTAAGTGTACCGCCTGTGTTAACATCAGTTTCTGATACATAGTACAATCTCTCGGGCGCATTTAAAGGTACAGTAAATTCAACTATTCCTGAATCTGTTCCTGAATTTGTAATACCAGTTGCATACTCATTGTCACTTTCAATTTGTCGTGAAGTTCTAATAGTAAATGGCAGTCCTGGAGCAGAAACATCAAACATGTATGTTTGGCCTCTGTATAATTCTAATGTAGGATTTTGTGTTATGTTTCCGTTAAACACAAATCCTTTGTTTCCTGCATTGTCTACACTTGTTACTGTGTAAGTACTTGTTACATCATCATTTTGACCAAATACACTAACAGGTGCAGGACCAGATGGTAACCAATAATACTCTCTAAAGTTAGTAAGTTTATCCCAATCTAAATTTGGGTTCCATGCATAATACTCTTGGCTGTTTAGTAAACTTTCGTTTGAAACTGTTGCGCCTAATATATCTAATTGATTTCTAAAATCATTATAGTCTTTATAAAATAAAACATTATTAAGAATATCTTTAGATACAAGTGCAGGCTCTAGTTGATGTGTTTCTCTTTGGGAAGAAATATCACCAATGTACAAGTCATTTGGAGTATAAGCATTAGCTGTTTTTCTTCCAAAATATCCATTTAATTTTTTTGCAGTACCGGGCTTTGTAAGTTGATCTAATGTAGCATTTAAAAACTTAGTGTTAGCTTCGGTTCGAAAATACCTTGGTAGTAACTCTGCAGACTTCCTGTTAGATTTGCCATTAACTGGAAGTGGATATTCATTTTGGTCATTATTATAAGCCATTAGTAGCTAGAGCCTCCGGTGTTTATTGTCGATGTATATGCTGTACTAGAACTTTGTATTCCAGTATTTGCAACTTCAACACTTGCTGTAATAACAGTGCCGGATGCTTTTAATCTAGTTGCTGTAATGCTATCTATTATTTCTATGTTTGCTACTGTTGCACCGCTTATAAAAATTTCATCTGATTCTGATTTAATCTCAAACAATGATCCAAATGCTTGTGAATCTTCATCTGGTACAATTACTATAGAACTAATAGTTGGTGCAAGTTGATTCATTATGTATGTTGAAAGTTCCGAGAAGTAAAACGACTCTCCAAACTCCCAATTGTCTAAACTAAAATATTCATTTATTGCACTAACTACGTTTGATTTTATTTCATTGTCATTAGTAACAGTCTCAATATTCTTTACAATTTTAAATGTTGCTTGCAACCCAGTCTCCGCTGATGATCCAAATAGTATTTTATACTTTACTGGATGATATATAACTTCGTCACTAATTGATTTAATTTTATCTAGTTCTGCGCCATAACTTCTATACAACTGATCACTACTTGGTGGTAATGGTTGTGCTATAACATCGCCATTTAACCACTGCCTATAAGTAGTGTCATACAACCGTGTTAACAAGAATGTGTCTATTAAGTTTGTGCTACTAGGATCAATTCTTTTATTATTATCGGCAGCGTGTACATATCTAAATTTTAGACCTGCTCTACCAATGAATGCTCTAAAGTCTGATACCTGTGATAGTGAAAGTTTATCTGTTGATAACTTCTTAAATAAACCAGTGTCAACTGCAAAAAATACAGTTGATGCATCATAAGAGCTATATGCTCCTATAGCTGATTCTGAAGTAAGCACTGTTATGTTTTGTGATGTAGCAGTTACGTATTTAAAGTCTTCAACACCGTCAGATGTAGTGTACTTCTTTTGGAATATATATTTTGTAGTAGGAGCAACTGTCTCGTTAACAATATCAAGGAATGATCCTGGGTTGTCAACTACGCCGTCATCGTCTGCATCAAAGAAAGATACTTCTATTTTCTTTGAATCAACATATCCTTCAGCATCTCTATATTCTTTTGTAATTTCAAAATTATAATCTGCTGTAAATGGTACTGTTAAGTCAGGCTGTGTATTAATGCTTAATACTTCAATTTTATCTTTAATAACTTTGCCTGTTTTATTATCGTAAATTTTATCACTACTGTCGTAGTAGAACTTAATCTCTTCGTCGCTTTCGTAAACATACCGCATAGCTCGATAATTAATATTATACTTTTCGCCATCTGTTTTAAACCACAATAACCAACTTGCATCTAAATTTTGACTGCTAACGTCGCCTGTTTTACCTGTAGTAAATGCACTAGTAGTATTTAGATTTACTTCTGTAATAATTCTCCACTGTCTAGTAGCAACATCGTATCTCAATCCAAATGTATTATTTGCAAATGCTTGATCAATAAGTTGTGTTTTGACTGCCGGAGCTATATCTGTAGTAAGTTTAGGTCTAATTTCAGTCAATAATGCTGTTGTCGGAATACTATCATTAAGTGTAATAGCACCTAATCCAGCTGTAGTAGTTTTCGTACCGTCACCGTTAACACTAATTACTTTTACCCACTTATAAGATAACGATCCTGCATGAGTTGCAGAGCCTGCCATTAATGTAGTGTTATCGCCTACCATAAAATGATATCCTGCAGGTGCTTCAAATTTAAGAAGTGAGCCGGCTTCAAGTAAACGTAAATTATTTGCTGTGTAAGTTCCTACTTTATAAGATGCACTACTTTCGTCAATTAAGTTGCCAGTGCCTCTATTGGTATCTGTAGTTACTTGTACCCATTCTGCTTTTAAATCAGAAGTAATAATCTTTGTAAAGTTTGTTAGATAATAGTTTAACACTCTTCTATCTTTTAATATTGGTTCTATTTTATTTGTAATAGCACTTTCAATATCAGTCTGTGTTACATATGCAAAACTATCTTTATTAACTAAATTTTCTTTATAAACAATACCGTCATTTGCGTATAAATTTGTGGTACTATATTTTCCAGTAGCATCTAATAAATCATAGTACCTACTAATTCCGCTTGCAAATCTATTAACTGATTTTACTTTAATAATATCTTGACTAATGCCTAATGGTGCAACATTATAATCTTCAGCAGTTACCATTCTGTTTTGTGTATAATAAGTTGACGGAGCATTTTGTTTAATACTTTCTGTTGACTCACTTGGCGCACTATTTGCTACTGTGTATTTTAATTCTAAATTAAGCGTAATTGTTTCAACAGTATTACTTCTACTTAAATAAGGAACTCTAACTTGTATTCCAGTCATATCATTTGGCTTAATAACATAACTTTGGTTGTTACTGGTTCTATAAAAAACTTTAAATACACCTTTAGGCAATTCGCCAAATGTTCCATCTGAAAACACTAAACTAATTCTGTCACTTACTCTTGTAAGTACACTATAAACTGATCTAATCTTTTTACTAACGCTATTATAGATAACGTTGTTGCCTTCTATTGCATCAACCTTTGTCCAAATTTCAGACTCTTGTCCGTTTTCGTCTAGCTTATAAAGCCAAACATCGCTGTTGTTAATGTTTGTTGCGTCTATATCAATTACTTGATTAGTTGTAGGATTATTAACTATAAATTGGCCACTGTCTAATGTACCTTGTTTAAACATGCAAAAGAAACCAGTGTTACTACTTGCAGGTCCGCGGCTGTCGTCTTTATAAAGGTATGCAAAACTATTTGCCGTTAATGGAATTTCTTCTTCAACATTCTTTGTAGCAGAGTCTATGTCTGAGGACACAACTTCAAATGATACATTTTTTCCTTGGACAGATTTATTAAACCCGTATGTTGGAATATCTGTATTAACAGCGTTAAATCTATACTGCTGATGCGGAACACCATCTACTATTTCTTTTTTAATTGGGCGACCAAATGTACCATTTGCAGGTAGTGCAGAATTCATTACTTTAATAAACTGCTCATACCAATCTGTATTAGTTGGGTCATTCCATTGAATGGATTGGTTTGCTAAATTAAAGTTGTTAGTATCTATTACTTCTTCTGTAGTAGAAACACTAGTTACTTTTAACATACCTGTTGCGGCTTGGTTGCGCTTTGGATTATAAGAAAGCATCCGTGCTAAACGGAGAACTGATTCTCTACGTTCTGCTAATTCTAAAAAGTTTTCTCTTGCATTTAGATCCATGCGGAACGATATGTTTTGACCTAAAAATGCAATCAAATCAATCAGTGCAAGGTATTCACTCGACTCAATGTAGTCGTTAAAGTCCTCAGGATAATTAGTCCTAAGGTAAGATATCATTGTTCTTCTTAAATTATCAAAGTCATAACTTTGAAAGTCAGCATTACGGAAACTTTGGTATATACGTTTCCAATTCTCTGCTACTAATAACCTATTTTGTCTATCGGTTGTTGACATATTATTGCTTCCTTCACTTACATGTATTTATTGGTTTCGGATAAGTGCGTATATAAGTTACGAAATTAAACCATTGTTTTCATCAAAAGTTAAGCGCATTGATTCAGATATATTGTACGGAAGATATGTAAGATCCAATTCAATCTGAATTCCAGTTTCAAACGAGTCAACTGTTACTGAATTTACTTGTGTACGCGGATCGTAATTTACAATATCAGTAACATTCTTTGCAACGGCGTTTTTTAATGCCGCTGTCATTGGTTCAAATAAAACTTCCCAAATGATTGTTCCAAACTCAGGATTTTCTAATTTTTCACCTTGTCTGATATGAAAATGATTTATTAAATCTTGTTTAATTAACGAAAGGTCATATAACGTAGTTGACGTATTATTTGGGTTTACTGTACTAAGTCCTCTATAAGCTCTAGACGCTGGAGGACTATTAGGCACTTTCTTATCGCCAGCTACTGTAATTCTTTCATATATACTTTTTTCTAATGTGCTCATACTGTATTTACCTACTTAAATTGTTGTACTATTTGTGCCAGTTGATACAGCATTAATATCTAATTTATTATCACCAAACAACGGCTTATCGTACTCTGCCGGAATATCCCAGTTACGTTTAATGTTTAATACATACTGGCTTTTACTTGAAACACTGTAAGTTGTTATTTTAGCATCATCGCCTTGGTTGCCTCCAAGTATTTTAAGTTTGCCTGTCTTGTTGTCTACACCTACAATAAATCCTATGTGGCCGCCGGATCGTGTTCTTGACTTAAAGACACAAATGTCTAAGTATCTTATTTTGTCTAGTGTGCGCCAATCAACTTCATTTCCATAATTTTTATATGCTTGGCTGCTCATAGAACGCAAGCTATCAATACCGGCTGTTTTTAGTGCATAACTTACAAATGCCGCACACCATGCATATGCCATTGATCCGCTATCTTGCGAATAAGAATGTCCACATGCACTGTAACATGCTAATATATTTGGATTTCCAACTTTTCCTCTTTCTTTCCAATCGCCTGTTATAACGTTATCAAGTATAGCTTTTAATTTTAAGTATCCAGGGCCTGAAGGAATTGGTCCAGGATCTGCATAGGCAATTGGGGATCCACTTTGTGAATTTAGACCGCCGGTGCTTTGAGGATAATCACCTTCAAGGTTTGATTCAGCTCCGGTATAATTAAACCGTTGTTCATTTAGTCCTGCAGACTGTGATGATAAATCTTGTACCATGCCAGGGCGTGTTACTTTAACTTCTGGTATAAAAACATTACACATTATTGTGGTCCTTTATTTACTTCTTGTGTGCCGCCTGCACTTGCAACATTAGCATCAATGCCTGCTGTTGATTCAGGCTTAGGTGCTTCTAACCAAGTAGTATCTAATCCTTTGTAAAATGCTAAATCCTTAGGATATGCATGATCGTATCCACCCGGGTTAATTGCTATTCGTAAATCGCCCAAAATACCCTTACCTCGGTTTGGTCTATATCTTGCTTTAAGATATTGTGCCGCAACATCACAACTTGTTACAAAGTCAGTAGCTAACAATTTTGGATCAAATAGTATTTTAACACCAAATGGGTTTGTATTAGTGCCTTCCGGATCAACATCACTAACAGGACCGTCAATTAATGTTTCATCTATTAATCCAGCGGCTTTTCCAAATGTTTCATAGTTAGCTCTACCAGTTATTTGTATAACTCCCCTTCCTATAAATGCTCCGCCGTCACCGTTAAATTCATTACCTAATTCAAGTCCTTTTTTATTGTTGTTACCATACACTAGTTCAAAGAAAGTTTCCTTTGTTGCTTTAGCCGCAGTTAATTCAGCTTCACTAACACCTCTAGTTGCAGTTTTAAATATACTACGAATATAATCGTTTGTATTATTTCCATAACTAAGTTCTTCTGCAGGTAGTAATCTACTTTCTGTATAACATACTGCAATAATAGAAAGTAATGTTTCGTCGTCAGTAAACCCAACTGCTCGCATACTTTGTGCTAATATTCTACCACGTTCTCTAACATCATTAGAGACAGGTGCACCTTGTGCATTTGTTGATGTAGACCTAGCTGGATTTCCTGCAGGTGCAGTATAAGTGCCACTAGTTGTTACACCTACATCGCCTGTATTATTCTGCCTAGTTGACTTAGCAGGCGGAGCACCTTTCTTAGGAACTCCAATTGATTTAGCAAACGTGTCCGGAGTACGCGGAACAAAAGTTTGAGTTTGTTCCGTATTTGCTCTAGTTTTTTCTGGTGTGTATGCTAACGGATTTAAGTTTTCGTGTTCGTACCATGGCTCGTGCTGTGGTACTCTTGCCGCTTGTCCAGCTAGTGCAGCCGGCTCAGGAGCAGTAGGCGTCGGAGCTGCCGGTACTGATGCAGTTTCTGCGGCGCCAGCTACTGCTATAGATGCAATAGCGTCTGCAGAGTTTAAATCTATTTGTCCACCAGTTACTTTAATTGCAGTTCCGCCGTTAATGTCTAATGTTCCTGTTGAAGTAATTTTTGTAGTAGTTGCTCCAAGAATATCTAGTGTAGCTTCGCTGTGAATTCTCATAGCCGCAGTACTTTGCACTGCCATTTCGCCAGTTGACTTAATGTCTGTTTCACCTTTAGAAGTGATATGTAAATCAGTTCCAATATGTATATGGCCTTCTTTATCAGCATTAACAATTAAACTATTAAATGCATCAATATTAACATTTCCGCCAGATGAACCAAGGAACACTTCTGCGGCAGATAAAAAGTTAGCATTACCAGTAGACGAATATGTTGCGTTTTCTTCAGCAGATTGTGTTATGTTAGATCCTGCGGCTACTTCATAACTATCGCCTACATTCCAAAGAGCGTTTGTTCCTACAACAAAGTTTGTGTTAGACCCAGTAGTAGCTTTAAGATCTTTACCTACTACCATGTTTAAATTTTGACCAGCTGTAAAGTTTATATCTCTGTCTGCTGTAAAGTTTATATCTTCCTGTGTATGAATGCTTATACTATCTGCGGCAAAAATATCAATTTTTCCGTTAGACGTAAGTTCAATCCAAGCAGTGCCTTTGGCATTACCAATATAAATTAAGTCTTCAGTATTATGCATTAATATCTGATGACCTGTGCGTGTGCGCATCCTAAATAATTCATTAGCAGGCAATGTAGGATCTCCGCCTGCTTCGCCTGCTTCTAAACTTACGTACTCCATTGGAGTACTTTCTGCTTTACCTTTTCTTATAAACTTGTCGTCACCATCGTCCATAACAAATGATGATCCGCCAAGTCTATGGGTATGTAAGTTAGCTTTTTGGCCAACTGGTCCTTGTTCTGCCTTAGGAGCACCAGGTCGCTTGTCTAGCGGACCTCCTGTACTAATACCAAATACTGCACTAGGAACTTCTCGCCTTGCACTTGATGTTGTTATTCCTCGAGCGTCATCTTCTAGCAATCCTTGTCGGATTAAACTTATTGCCATATCATCATGCGCAGGCTTTTTATACCGTGTTGCATCTGTAAGTTTTGCTGACTGTATTTTTTTATTATATTCTGCGGCAGGTGCCCTAATACCCGCAGGCTGGCCTTCTAAGTTATCTGTACCAGCATATCCAGGAACCATAAAGTTCATGTTTTCTTCTTGTACACATCCAATCCAATATGCTTTGGATATATTTCCTTCTACAAGTATTACTAAAACAGTAGTACCAATATCTGGTGGAACTCCCCAAAAGCCATATGACTTTTGTGTATTTTTGTAACCTTCATTATTAGAATTTTGTGATAAAGGTGTTACACCATAAAACGGACTTAAATATCTAGCTTCAACTAGTTGTCCTGTAGTTTCAGGTTGATTACCTGAGCCGGTTTGCTTTAATAATTCAACTTGCAATGTTCCCATATAATGCGGATCTAAATGGTTTACTACAATTGCTTCAAACGGACCCGTCGAACTGGAGTTGACGTATTTGTTGGCTCTTAGTATATTTGGATTTTCTGACATTGTTATTATCTCTCACTAATCATCTAGGGCGGCCGTCGGTATAAATAGCACCAGCGCGGTTTAATGCAACTTGTTTTCTTAGGTCGGCTGCTTCCTTGAGAGCCTCTGGAGTAACAATTGGAACATATTGGCCAGCTGGTCCAGAGCCAGCTATGGTTGAAGTACTGCCTCCAGGAGCCATTTGGGATACGCCGCCGAGCTTATTCATCCGTTCCCGCCATCCCGGAGATTCGCTGCCAAAACTTTCTTCAAATTTGGCAGCGCCTGCTGTTGTTTGAGTTTCTTGTTGGTTAATTACTCTATTCATAGTTAGTACTTGCGTAAATTTATTTCCTGAAATAGAGCTCTCAACTCTAATAACTGAATATATCCCACTAAATGATTCAACTAATAGCAAATCTTCAGGGTAAATATATCCGCCTGTATCTTCATTAATGTCAACTGGTGTTCTAAATAATAAGTTAATATGAAGTTGTCCATTGGAGTAATTTGCTGTTCCATCTTTTGTCATGTTAGTATACGAGTTATCTCCGCCAACATGATAATTGCCAGCGCCGTTGTCGCTTATATAAAACGGATCGCCCATAATTGTCATAGTCATCATAAGCAAGTCTGCATGACTATTTACTAGGCGTTGATTAAAACCTCTTGCAATATTGATATCTGCATTGCTTATCTCTGAGCCGCCATTAGCCATTGCAGTATTGTTAATAGTTTCGTATGATCCGCCAATTCCTTCAGCCGGAGCATTACCAGTACCACCTTGACTTAGTTTATAATCATTTTCTGTCTGGTCAGCTGAAGATTTATTAGCAGTACCCTTTCGTTGGCTAGCTGTTAACGCACCTGAATCAGCAATGGCTCCTGCTTGGAATGCAAATTTATATTTTATGTCTACATCTAAAATATCTTTGTTAAGTCCCGTGTATATATAATTGTATTCTTTAGCGGCAACCGATTTTAACTCGCTTATTCCAATAGCCGGTGCTGTTGGGTTATTAAATATACTAGAATGCACTTTGTACGGAACAACTCTATAAACATATATATTTGGAGTATTGCCTGATCGTAAAACTTCTTTTGAGCCGGGCACTATATAAACATCAGTTTCTATTCTATACCAAGTAATCATTCCCATTGGATCAGTAATGTCAGAAAGTTGTGTTGCAAGATTTTGTCCGTATGTGCTTATTAATAATACTTCTTCAATAATGTCTTGTATTCTTGTTCCTTTTAAAAACTTGAACATTCTATTAGTAGAACTAGTTTGTAGTTGCGCAGATCCTCTAGAAAAAATAGGGATATTATTAACTAGCTCTTCTGCATACTTCATCTGGCCCATCGGTGATTGTCCTGTTTCGCCAGGGTTAGCAATGATGTCACTTTCGCCTACTTCATTTTTTGCATAATCACTGTTTGCATAATCTTTAAATGCTTTTCCAAATTGTGACGAAGATTTAACAATACCAGTAATTTGACTTATATACTCGTCGTAGTTTAAAGGAACATCATCAGTATTACCAGTTATAGAACTATACTGTTTTTGTAATTCAGCTTTTGATAGTGTAAAGTCTACTGCGGTAGAGCCAGGTGGCCCGTCTGCTGTTTGCATTGCACGGTTTTGGGTTGAAGCAACTTGGGAGCTGTTCCTGTTTTCACTATTATACTCTCCTGAGCTAGGAAATATAATAACATATTGATCAGCCGTGTCAAGTTCATCATTTTCTTCTTTGTCAAGCAATCTAGTATTGATAACAGTTGTTAAACTTTGCCCACCTGTTTGTAACAGTTCTCTAACTGTTGA